TGTAGATGGTTCTGATGACTTCACGGTTGATCTCAGCAAGAATCTCAGTAGAGAGAATATTTGCGAGTTCAGCCTCAGCGTTCAATCCGTGGATTGCCTTGAGGTCTTGTGCGAGTTCTAAGGAGTACTCTGCTTTCAGAGCGCGTGACTTTGCAGTAACGGTGACTTTCTCGATCGAGAATGCCATCTCGTTAAAGGTCTGTCCATCGCCAAGATCTTCAGCGAAGGCAGTGTCCATGCCCTGACCAACGTTGTAACCACCATCAGTTTGAGCAGATGGATCGAGAAGACCTGGGTTAGAACCTGCTTGAGTACCAGTACCTAAACCAACGTTGGCTTCTTGACCAGTAACGTAAGGATTAGAAGTACTGATTCCAGAGTTGGAGAATGCAGTATCTGCTTCGTCGAACAGTGCCTCGCTGCCGGTCTGGCTGGTGTAGCGGGAGCGCATTGCAAAGATCAGTCCAGTAGGACCATTCATTGGTTGAACGCCTGCGAGGTCATATGCGACCAGGTTAGGCATTGCGCGTCTGATCAGGGAGATCAGAACGGGATCGAAATTATCGATGCTGCTACCAGTTACGTTGGTAGGAGCTTCAGAAAGAAATTCTCTTTCTTCTTTGATTGTCTTTTCTTGGTTCTCCAGGAGAACTGCGGTTACCATTCTCTTGTGAGCATCGTTGATGCCACCGAGACCCTCATGGTTGAGGATAGGTGCCCACTTCTCCTGCAGGTGTTCTACATTGAAACCTTGCATTTGAATTTTACCTCTTTAAAATTTTCGTTTAGTTTGACTAATGATCAAAAAATCACTTTTTGGAGACTCTCGTTAAAGTAGAGAGATAAGTTTCCATTAATGGAGATACTGAATCATAAGTAGTTTCAGAAGTCTCTTCAGAAACAGTCTCTGCCTCGTCTCTTTGAGCACCGGCATTCTCTGGGAAGTAAGACTTACGCAGAGTTACCAGTTTCTCACGATAGGTATCTTCACTATCAAACTCAACATTTTCTGCAAGAGAAGCGAGTTTATCCTTTTGTGAAAGTGCGAGACCTTCACAAACCTCGGAGAAGATTACATCAGCAACCGACTCAGCTAATCTTTGATTTAAAGCAATATTAGACTTAATTTGCTCGTTGAGTTTATCTTCCATCTCATCAAGTTTTTCTACCATGCTATTGAGTACATCATACTTCTCTTCAGGGATAGTTACATAATGTTCTTCAAAAAGACTCTTCATTCCAGTGAGGAATGATTCTGTCATTTCAGTTTGGAGACCTTTTTCAACTGCAAGTTGATTTTCGGTGATCCACTCTTCAGAAACATACTCAAGATATGCATCAACTCTATCAGTGAGTTCTTCTCTGATAGATGCAACTTCTTCAGTAAGTGACTGTTGATATTCTGCTTTCAATCCTTCTTGGATTTCAGCAACTTTTGCCTTGATAGCAGTTTCGAAAATGGTGCGTGCCTTTTCTTGGAATTCTTCGGAGAGTTCTTCGCCAGCAAGAAGAGCATTTACGTCCTCTTCCATGTTGTACTCAGCAACTTCTTCTGATTCTTCAGAAACAGTTTCCTCTTCGGTGGTCTCTTCTTCGGCAACTACTTCAGTAGTGGTTTCTTCTTCAGTAGTTTCTTCTTCAGCAACTACTTCTCCTTCGACTTCTGCTTCCTCTTCCTTCATACCCTTAGGCATGGGTTCAGCGGGTTTTGCACCTCTGTTAACAATATCTTTAACAGTTGCGATTTTAGGTTCGCTAAGTTTAGCAGAATTGTCGTCTACTTTATAGTTTTCTGGGGTAGGACCACCGAGATCTTCGTAATTGCCAGTTTGGCCTGGTGTCGTAACACCGGAAGCATTGCTTCCTGCCTTTGGCATCGAATCAGCTGCAGCAGCGCCTTTGGTTACTACGTTTTCCATTTCTTGTAAATTGCTACCAACGGACATTTGATTATAGATTTTGTATTAATCTATATTTATTTATAAATTAAAGATTTGAGAGAAATTCGTTGAATAAGTTCAACTTATGCTCTTCAAGCATCTTTTGGTCAACAAGAGTGTTAATTCTCTTCTGAGTTGTTTCTGCGAGTTGTTCGCGAAGGATTCCGCCTTCCCAAACCCACTCTTTTCCTTCCATGATTCCTTGAACAAAAGCATCGGGTGCAGAAGGATCAGCAACAATATCGGCAGCAGTTGCCAACATAAAGTCTTCACCAACAACTTTAACTCCGCCACGATCTTCTCTCAAAGATCCAACACCACGAGAAGAAACTCCAAGCATGACACCCTCATCAAGAAGAGAAGATGCAATCTTACCCATTGGGGTATTAAGAATTTGTGCTTTACCTTTAAAATTAGATCCTTCTTTAACAAGAGAAGTAATTTTATGGGAAACTCGATCAAGGTTTACGGTAGGACCATCAGGATGTCCGAGTTCGCCAAGAGCACGACCTTTTTGGACGAATGTTTCGTTATATCTGCTGACCTCTTTTTCAAGAGTGGTCATTGGATACATTCTTCCATTACGGTTCTTAATGTCACCTTGAAGAAATACGCCTTCAATGTACAATTTTTTGCTAGAACCTTTACCTTCGGTAATGATTTTTACGTTTGAAATTTCTTCTGTGATGAGTTTCATTTGATTAACCTGTGAATCCTACTTTAAATCCTTTTACTGCCGAGTTTGATGCTGAAATTTGATCATTTGCCCCTTTTTCAAAAAATTCAATTCTTCCAGCTGGCATTGATACTGTTGCGGTATTTGCATATCCAGCAGTGGTGCTTTTTGCAATACTTACAGTATAAGTGTTGCTAGCATGACTATTCCACACTCTAATTACAGTGGCATTGCTTAAAGTAGTTGCAGCATTAAGTGCAACCTCAGCTCCAGTTCCAACTAATAAAGTTCTTGCCATTATTCTTGATCCTCTAATTCTTGTTGATCGTCAAACATTGCTGAACCAACTTTTGGTCTCAAAGCGTCGATTTTTTCAGATGCTTTTCCATATAAAACATCTTTAATTAAATCAGAAACTTCGGAAGGCGAGTGGTCTTTCGCAATCAAATCGACTATGTTTTCCATGAAAAGTTATGATATTTGATATATTTTCTATTTATATTTCTGCAGCTTTTCCATCTGCATCGGTAATGCCACCTTGACCTTCTAAATCAGGTTCCATAGGAACATCACCCATCATTCCATTGCCATCTGGTAATGGTTCTCCCGTAATTGGATCAATAGAATTTGGATCTGGAATAATTCCTTCTTCAATTTCCTTTTCAATCTGCTTATCAATATCAATAATTTCTTGATCAGTTTGACGGAGAATTTTACGTCTTACAAAATCGACAGAATAATATTTGCCAATATATGGTTCAATGGTTGCAAGAGTTCCAAGTCTCTCATTCATCAATTCAGATTCTTTCAATTCTGCGAATTGATTATCATAAAGAAAATCGTATTGAATATGATCACTTAAAATTTCCCAATCATCTGGTGCAATAATATTTTTAAGAATCAATTGAGTTTTGAGCATATCATTGAAGAGATTTGCAAATCTCTTTCTCATTCTTCCAACAAACTTGGCAAACTTTAATTCATCTCTCAGAATCTCAGAAGAACGTCCAAGATTAAAACCGCCATCAGCAGCAATTCTGGATTCGGGGACACCAAGAGAACGATAAAGTTTCTTTTGGAAATATTCAATATCAGAAAGTTCTCCTAAGTTTTGACCACCAGGAAGAGTTGTAATCTCAGTACCGCGACCACCTTCGCGACGAGGAAGCCAAAAATCTTCCATCATGCTCATGAATTTGCGATCATCACGAACTTCACCGGTATTTGCGTTATATACCATTTTGTTACGATAACGCATCATAACATCACGAAGATATTGTTCTGCTTTAACCTTAGGAAGGTTGCCAACATCAATATAGAAAATTCTGCGCTCAGGTGCGCGTGATAATCTATAGATAACAAGAGAGTCTTCAATCATACGGAGTTGATTGAGTGACTTAATTGCCTTGTGCAAATATGAAAGAACGGTTCCTTTATTTCTATCTACTAAACCAGAAGTACAATATGCAATTGAATCTTTAGCAATTTTAATTGTCTTTTGCTTTCTTGATCCTGCGATAGGAACATTATTCTGAGTAGATGGAGTATACATGAAGTATTCTTCAATCTCAGGATAATCTTCCGAAGTCAAACCATTTGAATTGTTTGAATTAGTTGGAGAAATTCTTAAAGCATTTTGTTTTTTCTTTTCTTGCCTCACAAACTTCATTTTGAGAGGATCAATATATCTAAGTTCTTTAATTCCTTCTTGAGGTTTTTTGAGATCTATGACTTTGTGATAATAAAGTCTACCATCAATATACCAGTTCCTAAAAATTTCATGGCACTTTTTATCAAAGTCCATGATCTCTTTTAAATATTTGAATTCCTTTCTAATTGCATTCTTAATTTTATCGCTTGCATTTACATTAGAAAGTTCAATTTCTATAGGAGAATCATACAAATCACTTACGATTGCTTCATTGACAACATCTTCAATTGCACCATCACATTCTGGGTGCAATGACATTTCTCTATATCTTTTAATTAAATCAGATTCTGTTCTATATACCCCTTCAATGTCAATATATTGACCATAAAAACTACTCTGCAAATAATAATCTGCCCCGTCCTCATTATTTTGAGGAACGGGGGAGACTACAGAGTTAGATTTTTTATCTGTATTTTCAATAGAAAAACCAAAAAGTTTTGTCATTTTATAAGTTTAAACTTCTATATCTAATATTTATCCAACAAAAACTTCGTTGTTATTTCCATCATATGGTTCCCACCATTGAACTTGGAATTCTACAGTGAATTCTTCAATTGCATCAGTAGTTTCATAATTCAAATCGATCTGAGAAATGTTTGTTGGGAATACATCATGGAACTTATACTTCCTCAATGTTTCTCCATCACGATCCAATTGCTTAACATATGCTGCTTGCATATAATCTGCGGGATCAACCAAACCAGATGCATCATCATGCTTATTGATTAAATTCATCCACTTTTCAAACTTATCTCTAAGAGTGAAAGCAGTATCATTAATGATTGTAACCGTCCAAGTATCAAAAGTTCTATCACCAGCAATCTTTAGAATTCTTCCTCTAAAAGGAATTTCAATTGGTCCAATATTAGATGCTGGAAGGGCAGCGCCCTTTACCATGAATCTATCAATGTTGTTATCTTCACCTATGAGTTTTGCACCCGTAGGAAAATTAAGTTCAACCTCAAATAGATTGGGTCTTGCGCCACCACCAGTTAATTTAGATTTAAAATCAGAAATTGTTCTTAATGCCATTGTTTTTTACTCCGTGTGTCGTTAATAAAGAAAATTAAACATTACCAACTACTTCTTCAAATGCAACACCAGTTCTGGTGGCGACAAAAGTAAGTCCAATGAAGTTAATCGATCTTGCTGGTTGAACAAAAATGTCAGCAACAAATTCGTTGTTATCAATCACTGCTCCAGTATTATTGGTTTCATCACAAATGACTCTGAAGTCGAAGATTCCTCTCTTGGATTGAACATCTCTCAGGAAAGGTTCTACAATGTTTACAAAGTTTGCTCTTGTGATTTCATCATTAAACTCGAAAAGTTGATCTTTAGCAGCTGCTGAGATAGCATCTTCGAGATAGATAAACAATCTACGAACGTTAATTCTATCAAATGCAGAGGATCTAGCGAGTCCAGTCTTATCACCGAATAGGATGATTCCTCCTCCTGGATTAACAACAACAGGATTAACTCTGTTAGAATACAGTCTATCTCTCTGCTCTTGATCTGGATTGTATACCAGTTTTACTGCATTCAAGATAGAACCTCTTGCAGTTCCTGCGGGAGAGAACCAAGGGAAGTTATCAGCATCATTTCTAGCACAAAGTCCTGCAATATCACCATTTAGAGGTACATATCTGAAGACCTTATTAAATCTATCATACATGTACTTATATCCACTATCAAATATTGCATGTGATGATGAAGTGATAGGTCCATAATATTCTAAAACATTATCAGTAATATCTGCTGCAGAGTAAATGTTTACACTCTGTCCAGAAGAAGTGTCATTTAAGAATGCTCCTCTGTATGGAGAAACAAATGCAACAGCATCTTTTCTGGAATCAGCAATAGCAATAATCTTATTTGCTAATGCCTGAGTTTCTGCTTTTCCATGATTTCCTGATCCCATGAGGAGGAAATCTACATCATAAAGTTCTTTGTTCTTAAAGAGATCATATCCAGTTGATAAATCTCCAACGTCAACAGTATATGCACCTGCTTCTGCTTCAGTAGTAAGTCCATCATAATTCTTACCACCCGATAGTGTATAATTTTGTGCTCCAATAGCACCATAAATTACACCAGTACCATCTGCTTCTACGGCGTCTTGATCCCATCCAAAATCAGTTACTGCAGTAAATCCAGAACTAAATCCAGTTGCTACTGTGCCACTTGGTTCAGCGCCGCCAAAAATAGTTTCGGAATTGTTATAAAGATACTTTCTCCAGTGAATAGGAGAACCAGCAGAAACAATTGCATCTGATGCCTTAGAGAGACCGATGTGCTTCTCTAAAATAGTTCCTTCATTTCCAGTAACTTTTCCTTCGCCGTCAATAACTACAACGTGGATTTCATCAAATCTGGATCCTCTTGCATCTGCATAATCAGATGTTTGTGGTTTAGGTGCGATTGCACTCCACTTCTGAGTTAAACCTGATGCAGTTGTTGTAAAAGTCTGTTCACCGAACCAATCTTTTTGTGCAGTGACATTTCTTACAGAAGTTGATCCACCACTTAAGAGGGAACTTACAGTAACAAATTCGTCATCGTCAATTCTTAAGAATCCTCCAGAATTAACTTTATCTGCTACAGATACTCCTACTGTGATTCCGATGGAAGTATCATCTTCATCAACTGCTGTAGTTAATGTTCCAATACCTGTATATTGAGTTACGTGCTTAATTGCTGATTCATCAGTATGTGCAACAGCAGTAGTGCCTAACTGTGCTCTTGCAACATTGCTAATGGTGTTTCCAGAAACAGTTGCAGTGGAAAGACCGATAACTTCATTTCCAATTACTAAAAATTTTCCAGCTCCTGTTGAAATCCCTGAAATAGAATCTACGGAGAGTGAAGTTGCTACAGATGCCAAATCAGCAGAACCTGCTTCATCAAGAACAGTTGATGTCTGTAAGTAATATGAATCAATGCTAACACCAGCACTGGCAGCTGCTGCAGTCTCTCCGAGAGAACCTCTCGTTACAGTTGCGCTTGTCGATGCTGCACCGGCATTAACAGTTAAGTTATTAGTTCCTGTCGAGAACTTATATACACCGTTAGAAGAATAATCATATTCTGTTTCTGTTTGCCCATCAGCAGAAACGTGGGAAATAAATTTAACGTCTGCAGTATTTGTTGTTGTATTAACTCCAGTGATGATTCCTTTAAAGTGACCATCTAATACAGAAGTTGTTCCTAAACCAGCAACAACAACTCCAGAAACAGATTGGGTAATTCCAATTCCAACATCGGATGCGCTAACACTATTGAGTGTTAAAACTTGATCTGCAAATGAGTCAATAATTGCTACTTTAATTCCATTTGCCCAGGAACCAGGATTTCTTGCTACAACTGTTGTTCCAGTAATTGTGCTTTCATCGTATCCCTTAAAGTTATAGTCATCAGTACTCTTAACTTTTAAGGAAATTCCAGTGTCACTGGCGTTTTTTAAGTTGGTACTATCAGATCTGACAACACGCATCTGAGATCCATAAGCCAAGAATGAGGATGTGGTCATCCAATATTCATAGTGCTTATCTACTGAAGATGGTCCTGCAAAGTTGTTTAATAGTTCGTTTTCGTTCCTAATAATTGTAGGAACTTCTACTGGACCTCTAGCAAAAGGAGCAACAATACCGCCAATAGCGTCAGAAGTAGGATCAATTCTACCGGCGGTTAAGTCAACTTCCCTTACTTTAATTCCAGGAGATGCTAAGTTAATTGGCATCTGTACCTCTCTCCGAATCTCAGGTTATTTTCTCAAATTATTTATTAAAATACCTATTTTCATCGGGGAAACACTGCATGAACATCACCAATCTGGATAATCTGAATAAATTTTATCTTTTTTCTTTTCTTTATTATTTTTCAACCTATTTCTTCTTATTCTTTCTTTCGTACATTCTTTACATTCATATGAATATGAAGATGCAATATTTGTTTTATTTTTTCTAATCAAATAAAAATCTATTAATAAGTTCTTTACTTCTCCGCAACTTCTACATTCCCTATCAAGAAATAATAAATGTTCTAATTCTACCTGTTCATTTAGATCATTTAAATCCATCAAATATAATCCCACATATAAGAAGCGTCTCCATATTCATCAGTATGCCATCTATCTCCATTACTATCGGTAAATGATTCTACATCATTTATACCATCAACAATAAATCCAAATGGAGACATATCTTGATCTATTTGATTTTTTTGCTCTTCATAAATTCTTTTACGAACATCATTGTCCGTCATTTCTTTGAAATACTCCTGTGCCACTAACCAAGAAAATATCACAAGACACATTGCCAAATCATCATTACATCCTTCTTCTGCTTCAAATGAATTGTGCCTTTGTGCGAAAGTTGTTAATTCTGAGATAATATCATAATCTACCGTAAGAAGTTTATCATCCTCCATTAAAGTTTTTAAGTTGGAGCATCCTAACTTCTTAACTGCTGCAGTCATTCTCACGCCAAGTTGAGTCTTTTTGCCACTGAAACCAGATCCAACAACTTGACCGGCACGACCTCTCATGGCACACATCAAAACATTTTCATATTCCAAATCATATTGAAGAATTGATGCAACTTGATCCCCAATATCATTTACTTCTACTAATAACCATGCTTCATTATATGCCTTTGCAACGTCCAAAATTATATTTGGAAATAGCATAGGTTTAATTTCGTTATTTCTATATTTTCCAACAACTCTATAAGGAAACTCTGTAATATCAAAAACAATAAATGCAGAGTAATCATTGCCTAAACCACGAGCAACATCAACTGTCATCAAGTAATTATGTTCTGGTTTAGGATTTTCATAAATGTCCAATCCAGCATTTCTTTTGATTGGATTTTCATATATTAAATTTTTGAGTTTTGCTGGATTGATAAGAGTATTAACCGATCCTAAGAACTCACATTCAAACTCAACACGAAACTGTTGTTCTGAGGTGTTTGCAATTGTGGTCTCTTTCCATTTTTCATCTCTCCCTGGAACTTCTGACCAGTGAACTTCAGTCGGAACATATTCATTTCTTTCTTTTTCCGCATCGTGCCACATACGGTAGAAATGATTCATACCGTGTGGCGTGGAAACAATGATTACTTTGGTGTTTTTACCAGAAGTAATAGTAGGATAAACAGATGCAAAGAACGAGTCAGCAACGTGATTTGGGACGAACGCGAATTCGTCGAGAAAGAGGATGTTAAACGACATACCTCGGACAGCACTTGCAGATGTAGAAGCTGCCAATATCTTACTGCCATTTTCTAACTCCAGAGATCCTTTGTTCCAGGATATAATACCTTGTTGCATCCATCGTGGCAAGTTCTCATATGCAGTTTGTAATCTACTGAGAAGTTCTCTTGCAGTTGCTGCCTTGTTTGCCAGAATACCAATGTTCACACTGTCGTTAAAGACAGCATAATGCAAAAGATAAGATACGACTGTAGTCGATTTACCCGTTTGTCGTGGCATCTTACAGATATTAAATCTGTTATTATGAAAATTATGAATTAACTTTTCCTGAAAGTGATATGGATGAAATTGTGTAAGACCTTCATCTAGAGAGACAATCTTAATGTAGTTATTTGCAAAATATACAGGATCTTCTTTGCATTTGAGGAACTCAATAATTTGATCCTCTGTAAATTCAATCGGTGTATTTGCTTTTTTTAGATTAGGATTACCAAGATATACTTCACTCATAATTAATCAACTCAACATTTCCAACGACGACGTGCTTTACAGATTGCCTTATCAGGTGTTTTAGTGCAATCAATATTGTGCATATCTTTTTGACCCTCTGAACGGGAACAATAAGATGAACGTCTCTTTGCGTCCTTACTTCCTTTCTTTGGATTGCCGGTTACGGCAGTCTTTAACTTTGAACCCGGATTCTCACGACGATAAGCATTTACTGCTTTCTGTGACATCCCATCAGTCTTATCAGACTTGTTTACCTTTTGCCAATCTTCACCAAGATCTG